TTACTTTGATTGTTTAATATTTTAGCCTGTATTCTTTGTAAAAGTAACCCATCTTCTAACATTTTTATCACCTCCTATTTAAATACTTGTATATTGTTTTTAACTTTCATTTCATTTTCTAATGCATATCTAGTGGCATCAATCGAATGGTTATCCTTATCTTCTAGTTTAGATATTGTATTGCCATCCCTATCAGTTTGATAATCTATATTTTCAAATTCTCGTGCTGTATTTGGTGTTCTTTTACTATCTATAACAATTGCTTCTAAATCATCTAGCCAATTTTCCCCAAACTCCACTGAACCTGGTCCTTTCTTAGCCCTTGTTGCTTTTATCCCATATTCTCTAAGCTCTGCTATGCTACGTGGTTCAGATGCATCGCAAGTTACCGAGAAATCATCATATTTCTTTAATTTAATTTTTGAAGCTAATTCTCTAATAGACATTTTAACTCCATAAATTTCATCTATAAAATATAACATTCTCTTTTTACTATCGTAGTGTATTCTAACAAATGCCATAGGGTCTGTAGCATATCCAAAGTCATTTCCTTGTTTAATATTATCAAAAGATTTTATTTCTTCATCTGTTATTCTTCTAAACTCCAAATTAGAAAAAGGAACTACTCCTGAGCCTATAGGTTCTCCTAAATATTCCCATCTATATTTAAATTCGTTTTTCTTTTTTACTTCCTCAGCTTCATCAATAAATGCTTTTGATATATGAGGATTATCTAAATAAGTGCTATGATGGATATATGTATTATCTGCAACGAATTGCGTTTCAAATTTTTTATTGACCCATGATTGCTTTCTCTTAGGCGGATTATAAGAATATATAACTTTATAACTTAATTCTTTTGGTAATTCTGCTCTTAATACCGAATTAATTATTATTGACACTTCATCTTCGGTTTTGAATTCTGCCAGCTCTTCTATCCATACAAAGCTTATAGGATATTTACTCATTTTAATTGATTTAATTTTTGTTGGATCATCTGCCCCTCTAAATATAAAACTGTTTCCTCTAGGAATGTATATTAATTTAAGCGGAGACTTTTGTATTCTCCATACATGATTAACGCCTAATATATCTATAGCCTCTTTTAACTGTTCAAATACTGACTCAGCTAATGTATTACCAACTTTTCTGATACATAGACAAGTTACTGGATATTTCATTAATGCTAGTACTAACCATAGCGATACATGAGTTGATTTAGCGGATGCTCTGCCACCTTTTAATACATGAAATAGATATTTATTAGAGTTAATTGTTTTCCAAAATTCATAAAAGTTTTTATTTATAATTTCTGATATTCTTTTATTCATCTTCTAAGCTTCCTATATCATCAATTATTGTTACTCCTACATTTCCATTTAAATCAACTTTTTCAGTAAATAACGAATATCTTTTTCCGAGAAGCTCAGCGCACTTATTTGCATCTTTTATAGATATTTTCTTTTTTATAATTTGAGGTTCAGATGTGTAATCTCCAGTATTAACCATAACAACTACTTCTTCCTCTAATTCTTGTCGCATTCCTTTCGTTAAGTATCTTAGCACTTCTTTAGCATCTGCTATTCTATCTTCTTCTATTTGTTTCATTTTATCATCAATATATTTTTTAATGTTAGGTTTTGCAAGGTTTTTACTTCCTTCCGTTCTAGCTGTTGCATCATTGTTACATCCATAAGCTCTTTTATAACTTTCAGTAGCATTAAGTGACTCAATATAGTAATCACAAAATGCTTTTTGTTTTTCAGTTAGCTTCACCTAATGCCACCTCCCTATTAATATTTTTCAATAATCACCATTAATAAATTCTTCAAACTCTTCATCATTTACAACTACTGCATATCTATGAGTAATGTAACTAAAATACATATG